TCTGCTTAGATAAATACTTAGAATTTTGCCTATCTAAATACGATCAATTTGACTGCACAGAAGTAGTTTTTATTGGTGATATTATTGATAATCACTATAGTAGCTACCACGAAACAAACGCTGATGGAATGGGGGGGGCAGATGAATTAGAATTAGCAATAGAAAGAATAGCAAGGTGGTATAAGGCTTTTCCTGTAGCTACTGTAATAATAGGAAACCACGATAGAATGGTAATGAGAAAGGCACAAACTTCTTCTATTCCTAGCAAATGGATAAAAAGCTATAAAGAAGTATTAGAGGTGCCTAATTGGAATTTTGTAGAAAGATATGTAAAAGATGGTGTTCAATACTTACACGGAGAAGGGGGTACTGCAAGGACTAAATGTAAAGCAGATATGATGAATACAGTACAAGGACATTTACATACTCAGGCTTATTGTGAGCATTATGTAGGGCAAAAATTTAGAGTATACGGAATGCAGGTAGGCTGTGGGATCAATCACGAAGCCTATGCTATGGCTTATGCTAAATATGGAAAGAAACCAGCTATAGGGTGTTCAGTAGTGCTAAACAACGGTAAATTACCCTTAAATCTACTTATGGAGCTATAATCTTAGCTAAAATTATATATAAATTTTTTTAAATATTTATTAATTTATTTTGCTGTTTATAAAATTATTATTATATTAGCTGTATAATTGTTAAATTTATAAATAATATAAAAATGAGAAATAAACAAGAAATTATAGAATACTTTAATAGAATATCAGCAGATCTTGAGTTTGATATTATGGATCACTTAACAGAAGATGACTTAGATAATATGGAAGATTTTGATGATTTAGTAGATATACTAAGAAATGATGGGGCTTTTGATGTTCAAATAATATACTATCATAAGGCTATAAAGTATTTACAAGAAAACGATCCATCTTTAACTGAAAGCCTAAATATAGCTAATGATTATGGTTATAAAACTTGTGATTTAAATTCTGAGATGTTAGCAAGTTTATTAGCAAGTCAAAATGCAGAAGCAGAATTTTATGACTATGAGGCACAGATAAATGAATTATTAACTAGAAAATTATAAAAAATGAAAAATATTAATAAAATGCTAAACGATTCTATGGATAAGTTAAAAGAATTACAAAAAGAAAGAGATAGTATAAGTGAATTTGATAGATATATGGAAGAATATAGAAAAAAATCAGCACGCTCAAAAGAACTAAATAAGCCTGAATTATATAATACTGTTAAAGCCAAGTGGAGAATTGACTACATTGAGTATGTAGGTAGAGTTATTGAGGTTGCAAAGGATCATATTACAGGAGATAACTTTAGTGATTTGCCAAGTAGTAGTTATGAGAGTTCTGTATTTACAGGCACTAAAAAAGAGTTTGATGATATGATGAGTGTTTTATATACAAAGCCTCATAATCAAATTAAAATAATAGGCACTTCTTTTTATGAGGATATTGTACAAGGATCTTATGGAGAAGATGTAAATCACGAGGAGGTAATGAGAGAATATGAGGACTATTTAAAATCTAAGGAATAATGGAAAATAAAAAAGAAATAATGAAAATAAGTAAAGAAGAGTTTGACTTTAGAATTAAGTGTGTTGAATTATGCCTTAAAGATATTAAAAATAATGATAAACCACTAAGAAGTTTGTTTGATATAAATATAGCAACAGATCTAGATGATAAAGAGTGCTTGGATTGGTATGAGGAAAAAATAGTAATATGGGTAGATGGCTTAGAAAAATTTTACGAAGTAAGTAAAAAAGAATGGTTAAAGAACAGAGATGTTTTAGTATTTCCTCAAAATGAAAAAGGCTGGGGGTATAGTGAACACGAATACGCATCAAACAAAGATTGGATTTGGAAAGGAAAAAATGAAATGAAAAAGTTAAAAGAAGATTTAATTAATTATGATAGGACACACCCAAATTCATCTACAACATTTGACAACTCAACAATAGATAACTATTAAAAAATTAAAATTATGGACAAAGATATTTTTAAAAAAGAATTAAAAGAAAGTTTAGGAGATCGCTATATAGATGGTAGTGATGTTAAATATATACAAACAACAGAATTACACACCTTTGCTTGTAATGGCTTGGAAACTTATATAGGTGGAACAGATGATAATGGAAACGAAATAACTATAGCAGTATGCACATATCAGCTATTAAGAACATTAGACATACCTTATATGAAAGAAAAATTAAACGATTATATTAATAAAATAAATACTGAAAAAAAATGACACAAAAAGAAACATTATTAAAATACTTAAAAGAGAATGAAAGTATAACCTCATTTGATTGTGTTGTAGAGCTTTTAATTATTGATCTACAAGGGGTAATAAGAAATTTAAAGGAAGATGGATATACTATATTAGATAAATGGGAAAGCAGGGTAAACTTATATGGACAAAAGAAAAGGTTTAAAAGATATTTTCTTATAGAAAATGATATAGATTACGCAAGATTTAATCAGAAAAGTTGTTTATTAATGTAAAAATATAAACAATTTTATCAAATTTTATATATATTTATAAAAAGATATTGTTATGAAAGAAATAAATCTAAAGGAATTAGCCGAGCATCTTGCTCTAGAAAAATGTAAGGATATATACGGAGATCATCACGAAACTTTGTACGTTAATAATTATCACGAATTTAGAGGTTATGTATTAAGACCAGCTGTTAAATTAACATTTAATAAAATGTATAGCAGGTATAATAATATTATAAACTCATTAATAAAAAAACAAGATGAAATATAAAGTATTGAACACAAGCCAAGATATAAGAGAATCTATCTATAGGCTAATGATTAGAAATAAGATCAGAAAAATACAACTTGCTGATCAAATGGGTTTGTCCTACCCTAGTATATTAAATAAAATTGAAAGTCCTGGAACATTTAAAGTTTCTGAGCTTTTGGAATTATGTAATATACTAAATGTGGATATTAGCGAACTATTAATTAAATACTAAATAAAAAATGAAAAAATCAGTTGTTAAAAACATTACTAAATTAGATCCTTGGGAGGGTAAGTTTGGTAAAATGTACTCTTTTAAAATTGTTATGGAGAATGGAGATATAGGAGATTATAACTCTAAGTCGCCTGAACAAAATAAATTTGAGATAGGAAAGGAAGTTGAGTACACTTATGAAGATGGTGCATACCCTAAAATAAAGCCTTTTAATAATTTTGTGCCTACTTCTAGTTATTCAAATAATAACTCCGATCAAAAAGAGGATATTAGATTTAGCGTAGCTTTTAAGGGTGCAATAGATCTTGCAAGTAATAAAGTTATTTCTTTAAATGATGTTGAGAAATATACTATGAGGTATAATCAATTTTTAAAAGACAAAAAATTTGAGGATCTACCTTTTTAACATTAGGTTGTTAATAAAAAATGAGTAATAAAATTAATATTTATTAAAAAAATATTATATATTTAAATATGAACAAATCAACATTAGCATCTACACCCTTTCTTATTCTAAATAAATCGCTTTTAACAATTATAGGAATAGATGCTAGTGTTGTTTTATCACATCTATATCAGCAACAACAATATTTTAAGGATAACAATAAGTTAGTAACAGGAATGTTCTACTGCACTACAGAAAACATAAGCTGTGTTACTACCCTTTCCTATTACCAAATAAAGCAAGCGATAGCTACGCTTGTAAAGTGGGGTATATTAGAGGTAAAAAGAAAGGGTATACCAGCTAAATTACATTTTAAAATAGATGAAGCACAGTTATTAAAAAATTTAAAATCTAATAATAAAAAAATTAATATACTGGATTGTGAAAATTTTAATAACAGCTTATCAAAAAATTCTAAAACACTTAATAATAATAAAGAACTAATATTAAATAATAATATTAAGATAACTCCAAAACAAAAGTTTTTAAATGATATTAAAAATTTACAACCTAAAGATTTTGTAGAAGATTTTTTTGATTATTGGACAGAAGAAAATAACAAAGGGAAAATGAGATGGGAGCTAGAAAAAACTTGGAACACAGAATTAAGGTACAAAAGATGGGTAAGAAATAATGCTAAATTTGATAAAGGTAATAATTCAAATAGTCCTAAGTTTCCAGATTATTATGATGTTCACTTTGCTAAAAGAATTGAGCAGGATCAATCTGCATTATTATCTTATTATAATCATTTAAGAGGTATAGGATATGAGAAAAAAGTAAACTCTTATGATGGTAAAATAAAATGGATTAAGAGATGAATGTTATAATATCTATAATATGGAACGGACTTTTAATAGGTGTAAGGCATTATGAGGCAGATAAAAACCACCCATATTTTGAGATGAGAATATATTTACTTTTAATACAACTAACAATATTTATAGATAGAAGAAAATGAAAGAAGTAGATTTACAAAACGAAATAGTTACCTATTTAGATTACACAGGCTTTTTGTACACCTGCACATTAGGTGGTGTATTTTTAGGTAGATCAAATTGGAAACAAAAAAGAATATTAGCAAGGCATTATAAAAAAGGTGTTCCTGATGTGCTAATTTTTGAGCCATCTAATAACAATAAATATAACGGACTTATGGTTGAGCTTAAAACAAAAGGCAACTACCCCACAAAAGAACAGAAAGAATGGATAGCTAAATTAAATGCTAGAAACTACAAAGCAGTAGTATGCAGATCATTAAAAGAATTTATAGAAATAATTAAGGCTTATAAAAATGAAGAAATATAAAAATATAGAAAGACCTAAACACATGGTATTTACACACTGCTTTTTATTTACTATTGATGATGGAAAGTCAGGAGAAACTTTTGTGCATAGAGATTTAGAAACTGATTTTGAGGGTGTAGATTACGATAAATATATAAGAAGAAAGGTAGAGGCTTTATATTTAAAATATGAAACTAATGTAGAAATAGAGGGCAGTAGGCTTGGCTTGTGGGAGTATGATGAATTAATAAAACTAGGTGTGCCTAAATTGTGTTAATATTAAACAAATATATAAACAAAAATTATACCAAACTAACAGAAGTTAGCAGGAGGCTAACTAATGAAAGATACCCTGATTATGAAGATTTGTTACACGAAGTGCTTTTAGATATTTACAAAAAAGACTTTATAATGGTGAGTGGACTGATAGAAAGACAAGAGATGTTATATTTTTTGGTTAGAATGATGATAAATCAGTACCACTCATCTACTTCGGCTTATTATTATAAATACAAAAGACATTATACAGTAAGAAAACAATTTAAAGATAATTATATATTAAATAAAAGAGGGGGTATAAAAATAGATAACCTAGATTATCTTATGCAAATGGAAGAAAGGCTTAATTGGATAGATCAAAAGTGTAAAAATTTAAATTGGTTTGATGTGCAAATATTTAAAATATATTATTTAAATGAATTTAGCTTAACTTCTATGCAAATGGCTACAAAGATTAATAGAAACACAATAGGGAAATCTATAAGAATTGTTAAAGAATATTTAAAAAAAGAACTAAATGATTGAATTTATAAAACACTTATTTGGCTTATGTGGAGAAAGTCATATAAACATATTTATACTGATATTAATGCTACCTATAATTAGCTATATAACAATTAAATACTTAAAATATGGCAGATAAAAGCAAAGGCTTAGGAGATACAATAGCAAAAATTACAAAGGCTACAGGAATAGATAAAGTAGCAAAGGCTGTTCTTGGTGATGATTGTGGTTGCGAGGAAAGAAGAAAACAGCTTAATCAAATGTTTCCTAGATTTAAAAATATAAGACAATTTACAGAAGATGAGATTAAAATATATGAGGAGGTATTTCCTTTGCAAAGTAGTGCTACATTAACACCAGGTGAAAGGCAGGTAATATCTGCATTATATAAAGGTGTTTTTGGATCTAATCCACAATGGAAAAGCTGTAGTCCTTGTAATGCACAAATATTAAAGAATTTAAAAAAGGTATATAAAAATTCCTGTAAGCTATGAGAAATCACACTAAAGTCTATATGACTTTTTTTTGGCTTGATGAAAGCGACTATGTTGCTTGTGAAATGTGTGGAGCTGAGGGAAAGGATATACACCATATACAAGCAAGAGGCTTAGGAGGATCTAAATGTATGGACTATATTGAGAATTTAGTTTGTTTATGTAGAGAATGTCATACA